CCGCGTGAATTTGGCCGCTTCCTCGATACGCCGCGATTCTTCCGGCGTCACCCGCCGGGCCAGCAGACGACAGCGGCAATTGGTCAGGCAGGAGACCAAACCCGCCCCCGGCACCGTGGGCAAGCCCAGCTTGGTATAGGGAGAATTGTCCATGAGATAGCCGCAGCCGGGGCAAGTGCGGGCGTCGCGCGAACCGATCCAGTGCAGCACCGTGTTCACCGGCAGAGAAATCACGCGCGCCGACTCGTAGAAGGACAGCAGGGAATCGGCGTACATCCCCAAGCGGCGGTCGTAGGGCATCGTCCCCCCGCCCTCCACCACGGTGTCCATGAAGCCGTTGAGATACTGCATCTCGTGCTGCATGGCCCCCCGCAGCCACGTATCGTCGGCAATGTCCAGCGCGACCAAAGTTTTCCCCGCCCCCGCTCCCTGTCCGGGAGTCCCGCCCGCGCGCAGGCCAGCGAGAAACACGTCCCGCCACGCGGGCTTCATAACCCCCACCATCTGGCGACGGAATTCGCGCTCGTCCAACTTACCCCGCAGATACAAACTGATGAGCCGGCCGCCCTTCTCGCGCACCCGGTCCTGAACCTCTTGGAGCTTGCGTCTCCCCACAGTCTGACCGACGCGGCGGGCCTCCGCATACTGGCGATAGTGGTAGTCCTTGGCGCTCAGCAAATCCCGCAACAAAACCAGGTCCGAGGGCTTCGCGGTCCCCACCGATTTCCCCTCCGCCAAGAACATCGACGGCGCGAAGATGATCGAATCAACGGGAGTCGTGCAACACATGACGGTTGACCTTCCGTTTGGGCCTCCACGGGTCTCTGGGCACCGCCGGGTCGGGCGAAGGGATCACTACGTTGGCGTCGGCCGCCGCCTTGGAAATCGTTTGCCGAAAGACTCTAAACGCCAGGAACGGACGCGAGCCGCTGTCGTCCCGTTCAACCCATTTATGCCGGCGGTGGGACAGCAGCATGTCCATCGCGGTCCCCGGAGCGCAGGCCCACCGCACCTGGTCCCGAAAACCCGTCGCCGCGCTGAATGAGGGAATACAGTGAGGCGGAAGGCCCCCCTTGCGCGGACGCCACGTCATCGACCCGAAAATGCCGAAGCCGGGAATGCGGACCACTCGGCCCAGCGCGACTTGGTCACACAGTTCCTCCAGAAAGTAGGTCATCACCGTGGCCACGGCGTACTCGTGCAGCCCCGTCCCCCGCACCGCCTTGACAATGCACGCCCGCAGCGGATTGAACAACCGCTGGTGGTCCTTGCGAACGCCCGGAAACCGAATGGCCATCTCATGCGCTCTTTCCCCGGAGCCGCGCCATGTCCTCGTGCAGCCGCCGGGCCTCGGAATCGTCCTCGTAGGTGTCCGTCAACACCTGCACCTTCCCATTCAGAACCACACAGGGCGGGCGAAGGCTCAGGTCCACCTGCTGCGCTATCCGATCCTCCACATGGGACTCGGCAATGTCTCCGATCAATTGGCGCAACTTGGGCGAACCGTGAATGAGCTTCGCCATCGCAATTCTCTCGGCGTCGCTCAGGCTGTAGGCCCCGAAATCCCCTCCCGTCAGATTCATCCTCCACCGATGCACCGCTTCCGCAGACAGGCGGGCCCGCTCCTCGGTCAACATCCTCACCCGCCGCCGCAGATACGACTCTCCGGGCAGCGCATTGCGGTCGGACCCGGACGGAACCTCCTCCGCGCCCGTAGGTGGGGGAGCCGGAACCACGGGCGGGCCCCCCGCAGCGCCGGCCGCCACAACAGCCGCCGGCTCCGTGGGCGTCTTGGCAATCAGCTTGAGAACCAACTCTTCCGGCAGCTTCGCGTACTCCAGCAGGATGTACGTGGCCCAGACGCGGGGGTCCAGTTGCAGCGTGTTCGCCATCTGGCTCATGGAGTCGATGATCGTGTACCGCAGTTGCACCAACTCCAGGCGCTCCCATTCGTCCAGATAGGAAATGGGCGGCATCTGAGTCTCGTACTGCGGCCCCTTTTCCCCGAAGTCGGGGAGCAGCGCGTAGTGAATGTCGAGCATCCCGCGAATGCCGTACACCAGCACCCGCTGCACTCGCTTGACCCCCCTTGCAAAGCGGACGTCCTGCTGCATCAAAGTGGCCTTGGCGTTAATCTCGCCCTCAAATCCAAAGTACGCCTTGGGCACCCGCACAGACCCGAAGAACTTGTTGCGGAAATAGTCCAGGTCGAACAACTGGTCCATATTCCCAGCGCCCGACAACTGCTCCACGCGCGAGCGGTCGTTGTCCCCGCGCGTCGGAAAGAAAATGTCCTCCGTGGGCGTCAGGGGGTTGTACTGCTTCTTGTAGGCGGGGGACGCCGGGTCAATGAACTCGTACTTGCGGAATCGCTTGGCCCAGCGGTTCACATGCTCCACCGCGTCAACCTCGTCCATGTCCCCGATGTCCACGAAGATCATGTTGCGATCCGGCGCGCGGCGCATCCGGTACATCAGCACGGAATCTTCAGCCAGAACAAGCTGCCGCCACGCTCGGAAGGGGGCGTAAAGCAGCGACGTCCCGTACTGACTGTAATCATCCCGCCCCAGCAATCGGAAGTGGATGTAGTCCCAGGGCCACGAAACATTGTGCTTCGCCTCGCCCCGGAACGTCTTGCCGTCCTCCATGAATCCGATCAATCTGTCGTACTTGTCATCCCGGCGATGCACCTTCTCCTGCGGCGCGTGCTTCCACCCCTGCACCCCCACGCCGGCCTGATAGATGAGCCGCTGAAAACGATCCCCCATCCGGCACACATCGCGGGCGATGGCCGAAATCCGATCTTCGATCTGACAGTTGGCCAGCGCCGCTTCCCCGGCCTCCACCACCTTGCGGTCGGACGATTCGATCCAAACCGATCTCCCCTTGCTGTAGTCCCTCTGGGTCGATTCCTCGGCGTACAACTCCAGAACGGACTGAACCAGATCGAAGGTGTCCATCTCCTTCCAGATGCGATACCGCTGCAAGCGGTCCTCTTGCAGATTGAACTTCTCAGCCCACCAGTCCTGCATGGCCTTCCACGCGCGATCGCTCTCCCGGTCCCCCTCCTCATCGTCGATCACAGCGGGATGGGACAGCAGACCAAAGCGGTCCAGCAGCCTCCACAGCAGACCGCGATGCTCTGCGTTCTCCGGCCGATCATCCGCTTCAGCCATAGACATCTCCGTGGGCGTAGTCTAACAGAGGAATCCCCCACCGTCACCCTCTGGCGGACGCCCTCAGTTGTTCCCACGACACCTTCCGCGTGTTGATGATCTTCGTCCGCCCGGTCAGCGGCTGTTGCGGAGCCGACAGCTTGGGCGGCTCCACCACGCGACGGGATGACACAGTGTCAACCTCCGGCAGACTGGCCAGCCCGGACTCGTCCAGAAAACAGTCGTAGTACGCCCCACAGACCGCGTCCGCCATGTCCTTTGAGCCCGGCCCCCCATCCCATGTGTTCTTCGCCGGATGGTCCACCTTGGACCGGCGGACATCCCGCTCCAGGTCCAGCACCTCATTCTCGAACCAACGGTAGTAGTACACCGCGATGCGGCGATCAAACAGCGCCGAACGGAGCGAGACATACGCATCGTCCCGCTTGTCGAGCGACAGGATGCCCGTCTGCAACCGCTCGCGGCGCAACAGTTGGGCCGAATCGCGGCTTTGCCAGCCGTCGAACGTGACGAGCCGGATCGAATAGAACTGGCGGAGAAACAGGATGAAGTCCCGAATCTTCCACAGCGGAATCTCCGCCGACGCCGGGGGAATCAGCCGGAGCATGAAGTCCACAATCACGAAGGGCTTGGAGGACACCGCATACGTGCCATCGGGCTGCATGCGGTTGTCGCGCACCACCCCGCTGGTATGGGCCATCGCCAGTCCCGTACAGTCCCCCGTCAGCGACGTATCAACGTGAATGCACCGGGACACGCCCGGATTCAACTTGGGCGTCCACTTGCCCAGGACCACCTCCAGCGCGATCTTGCGGTTGAAATACTCCTGAAGGGTCACGTCATCGTCCGTCGTCAGAGTCACGCACTCCGACGTGAACGGATGCTTCAGGTGACTACGCACCGCGTCGCGCACGCTGGCGCGATCCCGAATCAGCGGGCTGATATTGAACGTGGCCACGCCCGCCACATCGCGCAGCGCCTGGTCCACGTCCTCCAGAAAATCGCTGCGGAAATGGTCCGGCACCTCGATCACCTTCGCCC